GAAGAGTTTGCGCGAGCAGCGGCAGAGGACAGAGAGCGGTCTAGTTATTTTGCAGTGCCTACGTATACGGAGAGTTACTGATGGCTGGGTACACTTCTGGCAAATTTGGTCTTGCTCTGTGTGATCAGTGTGGTCAGCAGTTCAAGTTAAATCAGCTTAAAAAAGAGTGGACAGGGTTTAAGGTCTGCGATGAGTGCTATGAGCCTAAACATCCGCAGCTTGAGCCTAAGCGCACGTTAAACGAGCCTCAGGCGTTGTTAGAGCCACGTCCCGAGGGGCGACTAGGCGTTAACGTTTTTGTAGGCGACACGGGCGATAGTTCTTTTGCAAGTATTGGCATGCAGCCTATGCCTCCTGCAAGGAATTTAGTAGCCGGCGCTATGCTTGGAACAGTTACAACGAGCATCACATGAACTATTCTCAATTAAGCGCGGCTATCCAAGCGTATACCGAAAATACCGATACAGATTTTGTAGCGCAGATTCCTGTTTTTGTTAAACAAGCAGAACAACGAATTAACAACAGCGTTCAAGTTGCTAATCTACGCAAGAACGTAACGGCAAACATGACCGCGGGCAACAAGTATGTGGCCTGCCCTACGGATTTTCTTTCTACGTATTCTTTGGCTTTGTATCCTGTGGCAACGCCCACTGCAACAGGGACGGCGGCAGCTTTAACAATTGTGGTTTCTAGTGCTACAAGCATCGTAGCAGGAATGTATGTTTCCGGAACCGGAATTGCAACAGGTGCGGTGGTTTCTACAATTGTAGGAACAACAGTTACGCTCACAATTGCTAATACGGCAACTGTATCGGGTACTGTTACTTTTCAAGGTGATTACCTTTATTTGCTCAATCGTGACGTTAATTTTATTCGACAAGCATATCCAAACCCTTTGCAACGGGCTCAACCAAAACATTACGCTATTTTTGGCCCCAGTAGCAGTGATCCCAATGAATTAGTGTTTATTGTTGGACCTACTCCTGATGCTGGTTACGGGGTGGAACTGCACTATTATTATTATCCTGACTCTATTGTTACGGCCAGCACTTCATGGCTTGGCGACAACTTTGACACGGTGCTTTTGTATGGCTCTCTGGTCGAGGCGTACACCTACATGAAGGGTGAGGCCGACATGATGGCGTTATACAACGGCAAATACCAAGAAGCCTTAGGCTTGTTGAAGAATTTGGGCGATGCCAAACAACGTGGTGATGCTTATCAAGATGGTCAAGTTCGCTTGCCAGTGAGGTAATCAATGATCACAGCAGGATTGACCAACAGTTTTAAACAACAGCTTTTGCTGGCTGTGCATGACTTTAGTGTGGACACGATAAAAATTGCGTTGTATACGTCTTCTGCCTCGCTAGATGAAACCACCACTGTATACACCACTTCTAATGAAATAACGGGGACAGCTTACACAGCAGGCGGAGAGATTCTTACAGGGGCTACGGTAACTCTGACGGGAAGCATTGCGTATGTGTCTTTTAGCAACCCAACGTGGAATGGCTCATCCTTTACAACACGGGGAGCACTACTTTATAATTTCTCTAAAAGTAATAAATCAATAGGGGTGCTGAACTTTGGGGTAGATCAAACCACAGTAAATCAGCAGTTTCAAATTCAATTTCCGCCTAACAATGCGGATAACGCGCTCATACGAATTAATTAAGGGGATCTCAATGATTACAACAACCAAGGGTGAAATGGACGAATCATTGCTTGAAAAGCGTGAAGGAACTATTGATAATGAGAATGAAACAACCAACTGGGTTGAGTACTGGTTGGAAGGTGAACTTGTACATCGCTCGGTTCATGTTCAATTAAAACGTACTGTTGTAAGTTTTGGTGAAACTGCTGAATTTTAAGGAAATATCATGGCAAATACACAAGCAATGACCACCTCATTTAAGGTGGACTTATTTAACGCAGTTCATGCGTTTAACGGTACGGGCGTTCCTGCTCATACAGTATCGACTGCTGATACGTTTAAAGCGGCCTTGTTCACGGCGGCCAGCACTTTAAACGCTTCAACTACATCTTACACAGGCGCAGTCACTGAAGTGTCTGGTTCTGGTTATACCGCTGGCGGAGTAACAGTAACATTTGGTACAGCACCAAGCAGTACTGGAACAACATCGTTTATTACGCCATCTGCAAGTATCGTGTATACGTCAGTTACTTTGTCTACGTCATTGGATGCGATGCTTTTGTACAACGATACAAACGCGGGTAAAAAGTCTGTAGCTGTTTACACATTCACGGCGCAAACAGTTGCTGCGGGTACGTTTACGTTAACCATGCCAACCAATGATGCAATTACCGGATTGCTCCGAATTGCGTAATTGATAAGTCATGGCAACAGCATGGGGCGATGGCGCTTGGGGTGATAATACTTGGGGCGGTAGTCAGACTGCGCTCACAGGTGTTGGAGCAACGGGCGCTGTTGGGACTGTTACTGCCGTATCTAGTTCGCCCATAATAGCTTTAACGGGTGTATCTGGTACTGGAGATGTTGGGTCTGTTGGAATAGCAAACGTTGTTGCTTTAACAGGGGTAAGCGGTACAGGGTTTGAGGGGTCGGTTGGAACGTTTGTTGATATCAATTATCAATTGATAGGCGTATCGGCCACGGGTCTTGTGGGGACAGGTGTTCCAACATTCTCAGCGGCTTTGATTGGTGTAGTAGGTACAGGTTTTATAGGTTCAGTGGGGGTAAGTAAATCACTGGCGTTAACGGGTGTCTCAGCAACCGGATCGGTTGGAACAATTTCACAAGCATTTGCTTGGAATGTAATTGATAATACGCAGACGGCAGGTTGGGTTTCTGTCTCTACGAACTAGGAGTTAAAAATGGCAAGTACATGGTCAGCACTTAAAATAGAATTGCTTGAAACAGGGGCAAACTCGGGTACATGGGGAACGGCCACCAACGTTAACCTTGGTGATGCGGTCTTGGGAGAAGTCATTACAGGCTCTGCTACCGTAAATTTCCCCTCCGCCGCAGATGTAACAATCACATTAACGGACTCTGCAACCACCCAGTCAGCCAGAAATCTGCGTTTAAACATCACAGAAAGTGGTGCAGGTGTAGGTTATGCAGGTAACTTAATCTTGGGTTCTGGTTGCCAGATTGAGAAGTTTTACCTCATTAGAAACAACGGTACAGGTGTTAAGACAATTAAGAACACCACCGGCACAGGCATAGCGGTTGCGGCGGGCAAGGCCACGCTGGTCTACAACGATGGTACTAACGTAGTAGATGTTCTGAATTCATTCAGCAGCGCTATCTTGGGGGCAGAAAACGCGGGCAGTATCATCCCGTTCTACTTTGCCAACCAAGCGGCCTTCCCATCAGCTTCAACTTATCACGGCGCAATAGCACACTCACACGCAGATGGGGCAATGTATTTTGCTCACAGCGGTGCGTGGGTCAGGATGCTAAATGATAGTGGCCCATTAGGTACTCCTTCAAGCGGTACAGCAACCAACTTGACAGGCCTGCCTTTAACGACGGGGGTAACGGGAACACTGCCAGCCGCCAACGGAGGCACAGGCGTAGCAAACAACGCTGCCATGACAGTCACAGGTTCAGGCAACTTTGCTTACACACGAACTCTGACAGGCACAACAAACGTCACCTTCCCCACAACGGGAACATTAAGCACTTTGGCGGGGTCTGAAACCTTTACCAATAAGACCCTGACCAACCCAACAGTAACTAACTATGTTGAGTCTGTGGTGGCAATTGGTACGGTTACATCTTCTAACACGCTGTCTTTGACAAGCGGAACTGTTCAGACAGTAACATTAACAGCATCAACGGCCTGTACATTCACAATGCCAACAGCAACTGCGGGTAAATCGTTCATACTGATTGTGACCCAAGCGGCTGGAGGAAGTGGTACAGCGGTGTTTACATCAGTTAAGTTCCCCGGTGGGACTGCACCCACAATTACAGCAACCGCTTCAGCCATTGATATTCTGACCTTTGTGGCTAACGGCACAAGCTGGTTTGGCACATACGCACAGGCGTTCGCATAATGTTTGCGGCTAAAGACACATTGCTAACCCGCCCGAGTGGTGGCGGCTATCAAATTTCACGCAGTTTGCGTTTTGATAGTGCTGCCTCTGCTTATCTTAATAGAACACCATCAACTACTACAAACCGCACTACTTGGACATGGAGTGGTTGGGTTAAACGTGCATCTTTTGGAAGTTCACAAGTATTGTTTGGTGCTGGCCCTGATGCTAGTAACTACACCATCTTTTATTTTAGTGGGACTGTTTCTGAAAATTTAGAAATATACAATTACACAGGTGCAGTGACAACTGGCTATGCTTACACAACATCTGTATTTCGTGACCCATCTGCTTGGTATCACGTTGTTTTAGCAGTTGATACCACTCAAGGCACTTCAGCAGACAGAACTAAAATCTATGTCAACAATGTTTTGCAACCGATAACAATCAGCACAACATTTGGAAGTTCTGTAAACACTTGGGTAAATACAAACAACTCACACCGACTTGGTAGCACACCAACTACATCTGCATTGTATGGTGGCTACATGACCGAAGTGAACTTCATTGATGGCTATCAGTATACCCCATCATCATTCGGTGAAACAAACGCAGACACAGGCGTATGGCAACCTAAAGCCTACTCAGGCTCATACGGAACAAATGGGTTTGAATTAAACTTCTCAGACAACAGCAACACCACAGCGGCTACATTGGGTAAAGACTACTCAGGTAACGGCAACAACTTTACACCTAATAACTTCAGCGTGACTGCGGGTGCGGGTAATGACTCTCTTGTTGATTCACCAACATCGTATGGAACTGATACTGGTGTGGGTGGTGAGGTGCGGGGGAATTACTGCACATTGAATCCGCTATATATAAATGGTGCGGGAACTCCTGCTTACACAAACGGCAACCTTGATATGTTGGCGGGTGGTACTGGCGACAGTTATTTTGGTGGAACAATTCCTGTAAGTAGTGGTAAATGGTATTACGAGTGTTTGATAAATGCCGTTGGAACTGGTGGCACAAGTATATTGATTGGAATTTGCAAAACATCAGCACCTAATGGTGTAAATATAGGTTCATACAGAAGCACATCAGAGATTTACAACCTTGATGGCACAGCGCAAACTGCGGGTGCAACTTATGCGGCTGGTGACACTATTGGCGTAGCAATTGACATTGATGCGGGTACTGTTAAGTTTTACAAAAATAATACAGGTCAAGGTGCAACGCCATCGTTTACCTTTACTGCGGGAACAGAAGTGTTTGTTCGGGGTCGTTCTGATAGCGCAAACCCATCAGCAACATTCAACTTCGGTCAACGCCCATTTCTTTACACAGCCCCAAGTGGCTTCAAAGCACTTTGCACACAGAACTTGCCAACGCCTACGATTGGGGCGACTACGGCAACTACTGCAAACAAGTTTTTTGATGTAAGTCTTTGGACAGGTAACGGCTCAAGTCAATCAATTACAAATGGTGGATTTCAACCTGATTGGGTATGGACTAAAACAAGAAGCACAGTCCAAGACTCTCGGTTGGTTGATGTAAATAGGGGTGTTTCACAAGCGCTTTTTTCCCAATTAACTAATGTGGAAACCACAGAATCTACTGGAATAACAGCTTTTAACTCTAGTGGGTTTTCGGTTGGTAGTGGTAGTTCAAACGGCAATGGTGTAACTTATGTTGGTTGGCAATGGAAAGGTGGCGGCACTGGCGTATCCAACACAGCAGGCTCTATCACTTCAACTGTAAGCGCAAACACAACCTCTGGGTTTAGTGTGGTGACTTACTCAGGCAATAGCACTAATGCTACTGTAGGGCATGGGCTTGGTATTGCGCCTAGTATGATTTTTTACAAACCAAGAAATCAAGTTGAAGATTGGTTGGTTTATCATGTATCGATTGGCAATGCCGATGCTCTTAGGTTAAACACAACTGCCGCGTCTTTTGGTGCAAGTGCTTGGCAAAGTACTACTCCAACATCGTCTGTTGTTTATTTGGGTGCGGGTTCTACTGCCCAAACTGGGTACAACAATGTTTTGTATTGTTTTGCACCTGTAGCAGGATATTCTGCGTTTGGCTCTTACACAGGCAATGGTTCTACTAATGGGCCTTTTGTCTTTACAGGATTTAGACCTAGATTTGTGATGATGAAACGATATGACACTTCTGGTACAAATTGGCAAATGTATGACACATCGGCAAATCCATACAACGTAACTGGCAATTATCAAACTGCAAACTTATCAAATGCAGAAGAATTCTATGCAACTATGGATATTTTATCCAATGGATTTAAATTAAGAAATGTTGATGGTGGCATAAATGGAAGTGCAAATACTTACATTTTTGCTGCTTTTGCTGAAAACCCATTTAAATATTCCCTCGCACGATAGGACTCAATATGCTCACACTAAACGGCAGAACACTAAACCCTGATGAGGGGTTTCAGCATGAGGGTACAAGTTACCCACAGAATTGGCTACGTCTAACAAGCCTTGAGGAAAAGCAAGCCATTGGCATTGTAGAAACGCCCGATGTTGTTGCACCTTGGTATGACCAGCGCTTTTATTGGGGTGTAGACAATCCTAAACTCTTGAACGACAGAGAAGAATCTGACGAGCAAGGCAACCCCCTGTATGTCCAAGTTTTTGATGCCACAGTTGGTGAACATGGTGCAATGGTCAACTCCACAGAACGCCTAGTGACACGGGGCATGAAGCACCAGTGGATTGCTCAGTTTAAACAGACGGCAAACTCAATGTTGGCTCAGACCGATTGGGTTGTAACAAGAAAAACCGAGAGAAACGTAGACATCCCTGCTGACATTGCGGCAAAACGTGCGGCTGTGGTTGCTGAGTGCGCAAGGCTTGAAGCGGCTATTACTGCGGCTTCAGACGTACCCGCTTTGATTGCAGTCATCGGGTCAGCTAACTGGGGCTAACCAATGTATGCGCTGGCTCCTTCTGCTACTGTTGCTGTTGGGGCTAGTTGGAGCCGTAGCCAAGAGTGGCTGCCATGTGCGCGAGTTCTATGGGATTGCTTACACAGTCCACGACCCGACCCTGCGGCACAAAGAGATGGTAGCGTGGCTCGACAAGAATGCGCCCTACTGCAAGTCAACCGAATACATGGTGATCTGGAACAACCTAGCAGAGTGGGCGGGTGCGGCAGACTCCACATGGTTGCGTAATAAAGTTGTTCATGGATACAAGGACGCACTTGAGAGGGAGAAGAAATGATAGAAACCATCAGATTATTTCCAACCGTTCAAGCGTCTGGGTATCCAGACAAGCATGACCTTGCCCAAGCCAAGCTAGAGAAACAGCACGAAGTTAACAAGACCCTTGAAATGTCCAAGCAAAAGCAGACTGAACTGCAAGACATAGGGTTTGAGATTTACTGCAAGAAGGTGGTTCAAGAGCGGCTCCGTATGGAGATATTTAATAACCGTAAGCTGGATATTTATGTATGACCAGAAAGCCGATACCCAGACCAGTGAAGAAAGTGTCAATGGACACCAAGGACAAGCTGACCCTGTGGGTCACATTGATGGTCAGCTTCACCCTGTGCATCTCTGTTTTGGCTATGGTCGTCAGCTTTATGCTTGGCCTTTGGGCCAAAGAGGTGGACAACGCAGAAATATTCAAGATGATTTCACCCGCTTTTTCTACTCTTATCGGCGGCATGATTGGGTTCCTGTCTGGTATCAAACTCATGCAGAATGATGAGAAATCTAAATGTAAGGATTGACTATGTTTGATGTATTAAGTGGCGGTATTCTAGGCTCTATCTTTGGTGGTCTGTTCCGTATGGCCCCCGAAGTGCTGAAGTTTTTTGACAAAAAAAATGAGCGCCAGCATGAACTGTTAATGTTTACACGCCAGTGCGAACTGGAAACCCTGCGCGGTCAGCAGAAGCTAGCCGAGATTGGCGCACAGCGGGAAGCCGCTATTGACGTAGGCGTTATGGATGCGTTTCAGTCTGCCATAGAACAACAAGCCACAATGGTTAAGGCCGCTGGTGGTTGGGCGGCTAGTCTATCTGCTTCTGTACGTCCTGTGGTCACCTATTGGGTCTTGTTTGTGTGGAGCTTTATCCACGTATGGTTTGCATGGAACGCATGGATTACTGGCGCTCCTCCCGTAGAAGTGTTCAAGATAATGATGTCACCTGACTTCTCAGCTTTGTTGGCCGGAACAATCAACTTTTGGTTCCTTGACCGTACATTGGCTAAGAGGGGTCTGTAAATGAAACTAATCGCATGGTACGACCCAACTAACGGCGCGGTCAGTACAGACAAAGACAGCCCCCTGTTTACACCGCTTGGTCAGGTGCTGCCTTTATATCCACAGCGTACATGGGTAGGGCTAACGGATGCGGATCGGCTGGAATTAGCAGAGGCTCAACATGGTTGGGAAGACTTGCTCATTGCGGCAGAAGCCAAACTCAAAGAAAAGAACGCATGAACTTAGCACTAGCCGCAGAGATGTGTAAACGGTTTGAGGGCTTTCGCTCCAAGCCGTATCTTTGCCCTGCCAACGTAGCCACGATTGGCTACGGTTCTACCTACTACGCAGATAAGCGCAAAGTGACGTTAGAAGATACACCAATGAGTCAGGAAGAAGCGCACGCCCTTTTGATGATTGAGTTAGAACATACGTATCTGCCCGGTGTTCTGCGTAACTGCCCCGGACTGATTCTGGACGAACGCAGGTGTAACGCCATCGTGGACTTTGCCTACAATTTGGGCACAGGACGCTTGCAAACATCCACGTTAAAGAGGAAAATCAATGCCAATGATTGGGAAGGCGCAAAAGAACAACTGATGCTCTGGACTAAAGGCGGCGGCAAGGTGTTGCCGGGCTTGCTTAAACGGCGCACTGCTGAGTGCG